AATTATTCGTAGGAGTATCTTCTAAAGAATCATTTCCTGTGCCTGCTGTAACTGAGAAATTGTTAGGAGTAAAGTTATTACTATTTCCAGAAGAATCTTTACCTAATGTTGTTGCTGTAGTGCCTGAATTATCTGAAAAGTTTAAATAAAAACCAGTTGTTCCATAACTTCCTGCATACTTTTTAGCAACCCAAGCTCCTGTATCCTCATGTGTCTCTCCAAAATTACTAGCATCTAAAGCTTGCCCATCAATAAAGTGCATCTCCGCTATATAACCATCAAGTTCTGTGCTTGCTCCATCAAAAGCCCTTCTTCCTATCTCATGTACAACATCATCACAGAAAGGTAAATTCTGACTTCCTGATGGTTTTGTATTATTTGTTAAAGCTGTTTGATCAACACCATTAACATAAATATTTGACGTGCCATTAGTTGTATCTATCCTAGCGACAATATGATACCAAGCTGAAGGATCACGAAATTTAGCTGTTGTTTGGAGAAAACCAACCCATGATCCACCTACTCTTGCGTCCCAGTAAATAGTGTCAGAATAAAATCTAAGAGTTGCTCTGTTATTAGTGTCATTCCCAGCACTAAAGATATTATGCTCTGTTGTACTATTACATTTTTTAACCCAAGCTGAAACTGTACACTTTGTCTGCGTTCCAGCAGAAGAAGGGGTTCTGTTTAGGTAAGTGTCATCAGCTTTGTTAAACCTTAAAGAACGATCTATTTCATAATCACCTACTGTTGAAAGTAGTAAAGGGAGAGGAGTACCAAGAGCCATCTATTTAACTCAGAGCTAAAATACTTTGACAGGCAATTTTAGTTGAAGTTCTAGCGACCCAAACGATTGCATCAACACCCGATGCTGTTGTTGTTAAAGTTGGTGCGGTTCCGCCCGGAAAATCCCAATATGATCCCCACGCTCCAGTACGAGATCCAGTGCTATCTTGAGTAATGAAGATCACTCCCGACTGACCGGGTGCAATATTTGAAGGATTAGCAAAAGTGACGTTTCCTGTCAGAGTTGTAGAAAAATTATTTGCTGTTCTCATATCGAGCGTAATTGTTGATGCATAAGAGACAGGAGAAATTTCCCCAATCGTTCCCTTGCAAGTCACCCTCCCGTTGCCGCCTGACGTTCCACCATTATCAAAGACCAGCGTATTAATTCCGCTAGTTTCATGCTTTACGTTTTGGGCGTTTAAAGTGCTCATGGTTTTGGATTATCGTCCTTTACTTTCTTGATCTTAGCTGTCATATCAGCAGAGAAAGCACCTTGCTTATAAAGGTCGTCTAGCTGATCGCCAATCTCAGGATATTGACTTTTTCTTGTTGCTTTATAAGCGATAGCAGCCGCAGCATTATTTAACTCTGTTCTTGCTGTATCTATCTTTGACTGAACAAGAGTGATTTTATTACCACTAGCATCAAAAGCTCCTATCCCATCATCAATAAGAGCGACACTTGGATAAGCTTTTCTGATTGCGTGGTGATCGTAACTCATGCGGCTACCTCCATGACTGTAATCCAGCTAACACCTCTTTCATTATCATCAGTATCGCTATCTGAATCAGTTCTATTGTAGAACCAAGTTGAACTTGCTGTCCTACATCTAACTTGAACCGTATATGTCACTGCGCTTGTTGTAGAAGGTGCATCAAGATAGTTGGAAACTTGACCAACTGAAGGGGTCGAAGAATGATCGCCTCCATAATAAGTTTCAGGAAGCATTGTCAAAGTAGAGATTCTTGATCCTGCCGTTGGAGCAGTAATTGAAGTAGTCGCTCCACCACTTATAGCTCTTTTGACTTGAAAGCTAGTTAAATGCTCATTAGTGCTTGATTCACCAAAGGCATGAAAAGTTAGCAATATTTTATTTGAAGAAGAAGCTGGAGTAATAGCAACATTTAAATTAGTTATGTCGTAATACTGATTACCTGTGCTAAGTGAAACAGATCCAGTTGTATCAGTCGTTGTGTTTTGAACTTGAAGAATCTTACCTTCCCCAATCCATTCAAGTTCTGCATTTGTTGAAGAATGATTAGCAGAAGCAACCGCAAGGACTTGACCTGCTGACCCAGTTGTTGACGGAGCCTTCAGAGTAATATCAGCAGAAGGGTTTGCGGCTGGTGCTCCTATTACCGTTCCGTTTCCACTTGCGTGTTTTAGTTTGACTCCCATAATTAGCTAGGTTTTGGGTTGGCGTCCTTAACGCTTTTAATGTGCTTGGCCCATTCGCCAGTTGCATCAAGTTTACCTGCAACCAAATCGTGATACAACATATCTAGCTGATTTGAGAGAGTATCGTATTTTGTCGAACCGTTTGTGGTGCGATCAGTCTTATATTTTACTTTTGCTGCTTCTGTGTTTAATTCATTTCTTGCTGTGTCTATCTTTGACTGAACAAGAGTGATTTTTTTACCATCTTTATCATAAGCACCTGTGCCATCATCAATGCTAACAACATTGGGATAAGCTTTTCTAATTGCTTCGTGATCTAAACTCATGCTGCTATCTCCATTACTGTAATTGTTGCATCTGGTATGCGATCCTCTGTTCCACTACCAGAACCTTCATTGATTTTACCTGTATTTCCTTCAACAGCCATTCTTAATGAATAAGTTTGTGCAGAAGTAGATGCAGGACTATCAAGCCTTTCTATTGCACAACATTCTATAGCCTGACTACCCGTTTTACCTTTAATAGTTGCACCTCCTATTAATGTTGTTCCTCTATATAACCAAGAATAAGTATAGTTATCAGCAGCAGAATTTGATAACGCATAAACTGCTCTAACTAGAATCTTATTTGAAGAAGAAGAAGGAGTTATATTTACGGTCAGACCTGTAACTGCAACGCCTCTAGGGGTATTAGTTATGCCTGTGTCTGTAGTAGTAAAGCTATCAGTTTTAAGTACATTTGCTACTTGAAGAATCCTTGGATAAGAAGTATTTGAAACTGCAATTCTCTCTGTTCCACCAGTAGAGAATTTGATAACATCAGCCGCATAAAATATTCCCGAATTTGAGTCCGTTCCAGTCGTTGCTGGTGCTGTCGCACTTCCGTCAACACCTGCAACTCCTGTTGTTCCTGAAATTGTTATTGCCATGATCTGAGTTTAGCGAATACTTAGTGATTTAAACAATAGTCCAATTAGAACCTGAAGGAATCGTCACCGTTTGTCCAGAATTGACGGTTATCGGGCCAGCACTTAATGAGTTAGTAGAAGCAGGAATTGAATAAGAACCTGTCACTGTCTGTCCGAAGTTTAAAAAAGCTGTATCTGTTCCTGTCCCTGTCGCCCCTCCAGATCCCCCAATAGATCCCCATGCGGGACTACTTCCTGAGTATCCTTCAAACTCATTAGTTGTGGTGTTGTATCGGAACATTCCCACAGCCGGAGATCCCGGCCTTTGAGCAGTCGTTCCATCAGAAATCTTTAATGCTGTATTGCTATTAAAATCTGCTGTTCCTGTAAATGTTGGTGATGCTATTGGAGCGAGGCCAAGATTAGCCGTCCCAATTCCACCAACTGCTGAAACCGCTACATAAGCATTATTTGCTGCATTTCGGATGTAGAGGGTGTTGTCTCCAGTGTCGGCATAAAATTGATATGCAAACGTGGTTGATGGATCACTAGAATTTGAGTTATTAGAAGCAATCGCAGCAAGAGCATTATTAATATCTGCTCTTACGGCACTTCCAGTTCCGTTAGCTATCGAGTAATCGTGTGTTGCCAATTTCTTATTATGTAATTTGCTTTATTCTATACACCAAGTCCATATCCCACAGCACTCCAAGTAAAATTCCTGTTAATACTGGCCCCAGAACTATTCTTCACCGTGAAACTAAAATTAGTCCCTGTAACTGTTGGGCCGTCTATATAGTCTCCAGTTGACAACCCTGCAACAGTAATCCCAATAGAAGGTAAATAAGCATTAACCCCACCTAGACCACTCGTTCCAACAAAGAAGGGCTTACTAAACGTAATCGTTTTAGCTGCTGCTCCACTAGCAACTGCTGTATTACTTTGCTCTGATCTCCTTTGTAGTTCAGCCGTAAAGCCTAATTCTGTTACTTTGATATTTTCATCTGTATCTGTACTTGTAAGAACTGACTTAAATTCAAATCCTCTTGCTTTATATAAACCATTTGCCATTTCTTGCCATGCGCTCCAAGTTGGTGAACCAGAACCCGGATTATCATTTGTAACTCGTACATATAATTTCGCATCAACGTTATTAACAGCCCCATCCCAATCACTCCAAGTGTCAACAAGTGCTACTCTTGAATCAATTAAATCATCAGGTAAATATCCTTGTGAAACTAAATGCCTTTTAAGATCAAGACTATAAACAGCACCTAAGTCTAATTGGTTTGCAAAGTTATAAGTTCCTGAACCTGTAATATCTCCAATAGTGTCGAAATTAGTAATGGCATCAACATCAGTTACAGAGTCAAATAATTCACCTTCTAAGGAAATGAAATTAGCAGTTGCATCATGGTAAATATTAGTTTTTGAACCTGCAAAAGGAGTAGGGCTTAATTGATCTTCCCTTTGAGTTGCTAGTAATAAAGCCCCTAAAGCATCAGGTAAATCAAATAAAATGCTGGTTGCATTAGTGCTGAATCTGTTTCCATCATCAACGAACTTAACAAGATATTCACCTTCAATTAATGGAACGATTGCCTCTGTCTGACTTCCTGATTTTGCTTGAATAAGTGTTGTTGAATTGCTCCATGTTCCTGTCCCATCTGTTTTTGAACTGTGCCTAAATTGAACCTGTCCACCGTGTAACACATCAACATCAGTTGATTGATCCCAACGCAATCTTATGAATTTAGAGCTAATTGGTTCATAGGTTAAATTGGCTACATCTGCTGGTACAGCAGTTTTTCCTATAGCATTATATGTTAATGTTGCTGGTGTATTTGATAGTTTTGAAGTTGCATTATAAGAGTAAACTTGTATTTCATAAGTTCCAACATCACTATTAGTTATTTCATAAGTTGACCGAGGAACATCTTCACTAACCCAGTTACCACTATTGAACCTGTACTGGAATTGATAATGATAAACACCTACTACAGGCTGCCAAGATATAAATAACTTAGATACTGCTTGATTGTTAACAACAACTATTTTTTCAACTGCTGCTAATCCAATAGGAGCAGCTTTTAATTCATCTAAGGTGGTTACATCCCTAGTTGCTAATGTTGCTCCTGTTTCAATATAAGGGTACTTACCAGAATTATAAGTTAGTGCATTAATTGAGTAGCTTATACCGTCCTTTTCTGCTACAGCTATAACCCTAAACTTTTGGGTTAGTACAGTATTATTTTGTAAAACCCAAATACTGTTAGCATTGGGAGCAGAAGAAAAAGCAGAATTTACGGTGATATTTGCACCTGAAATACTTGCTACATCTTTTGTCTCCATGCTTCCGTCAGAAAGAATGACGCTTAATTGAGGACTATTTGTTGAATCTAATCCTTCAGTTGAATCAACTTCTATAACAGTTGTTGTAGCTGATTTAATCCTTCCACCTTTTCTTAAGCCACTCCGAACAGGATCAGCAATATCAATAATAGATCCGGGCCTTATTAAAGAACCTGCCTCCATACTGGTTGTAAATGCTACAACCTCAGATTCATTTTGTTCTGCGTATAAAATTGCTTTTCCAAGGCGAGCAGCTTGTCCCCTTGAATTGCAAGCAAAGGCTTTAACTCTCTTCGTAACTGTTCCGTATTTTGCAATGGCCGTGGTGTCTTCAATTACTTCATAATCAATATCTCTTGTATCCATATTGAAGTATGAAACTGCTATGACAGAGTGCCTTGTTTTTTGACTACTACCTGAATAACTAAAACCAGTTTCCCCGACATTGCTTAAATTAAATAGATAAGAACTATCAGCCGCTTTATCCTGTGAAATACTTACCGAGCCAGCAGCCCAGTAAGAAATACAACGCATAACTCCTGAAAGTTCATTAATTAAACCATAAGCTTCTTTACTGTTATTTATTAATACATTACAACTAAATCTAGCCTCATTACCTGCTGCACTTCCGGGTAATTGATTACTAATTAATTCATTGGAATACTTAGAAGCATTAACAAAAGAATAAAGGTCAAGATCACTGTCAGTGACATGATCCCCAAATCCGTACCTGCTATTAGTGAGCAAGTCAAGCAATACCATTGCAGGGCAAGTTGTCCACTGCGCTGCACCCATTGTTCCGTTAAAAATATATCCAGTTGGATAAACAATTCGACCTGTATTTATATCAACTGTTGGTGTCCCTGAACCACTCCCACCCGCACCCGGAATACGAACTTTTATTCCTCTAATCTTAAATTTACGACTAGGGACTGCACTAAATTGCTTTGAATCTAAGCGAAGTGCAACATAAGCACTATTTAAATATGCCTGCTTTTTTTCTACGATTTCTGTATAACTTGTCCATTGAAAAGCATTTTGTAAAGCTGCATCTGAACTATCGGCTGTAACCCTAACTACTCTTATATCAACAGGAAAAGCTCCAGTTATATTAATTCGATAATCCTTTTGATATGCATCAGGGGTTCGTCCTTTAATTGTGTCATTAATAACGTCTGAATAACCACCTGCATTGTATTGAACTTGAACCTTTAAATTAACTGAAGTTCCAACAATATCTCCATTAGATTTTGCTTCCTGTAATGCAGGTACAGTCACAGTAACCCTTACGGCATCTGTTGTTGTAGCTGTTATTGTTCTAGTTACTGGAGAGGATGTTGTGACAGTGACCCCAACAGAAGTCATTGATTCGCTTTGATCTAAGCCTGTTATATATGTCTGACTTCCTGTTCCAAATCTAGGAGTAAAACTTACATCCTGAAAGTTGTAATCAGCAGAAGTAGGAGATGAACCTGCTGACGTTTGCAGTATTTGAGTATCGTTTAAATAAACATCTTTTAAAGCAGAAATATTGTAAGCAGTAGTTCCTTTTGTTAGACCAGCCTTTGAAGGAGTAGAGAAACCTTCAATTTCACCTTCTGAAATTAAATCCTGTATCGTTGCGAATTGCCTACTATCTAAGGAATCCTTTTCTCTGGTTGGTGGTGGCGGTGGTGACTGGCTACTGCCGCCTCCTCCTCCAGATCCCCGGACAAATACTTTTTTATTAGTTAAACCTGTCATACTCTCACTTGCTCCGTATCAACACCTAAGCTGATTTGCACCGATCCAGTGATGATTTCTCCGTAACAAATGGGTACAGGTGTTCCAGCTCTTGATGTATTTTGTACCCCGCTGAAACTAAAAGAAAGTCTAGGATCTTCTTCTGATTGATAATCAGGTATATCGGGCTGCGGAGCCAACATTCCAGCTACTCCAGACAATACAAGTCCTATACCAATATTTCCCGCAATAGCAGCAGTTGCTCCCCAAAAAGCAGCCGCACCTCCAGCAGCAGCCGCCTGACTTGAAAACATACCAATTCCTGCCATACCAGCTCCGGGAGCCATAATTGCTACACCAATAAGAAGTGCCCCCGCAATAATTTTGCCCGTATCTCCACCTGCACCTGTAACTACCGGAACAATTTTTATATCTCCATTACCTGAAGGATTGTGTATTTCTTCAGAAGCCAAAGTCTCACTATTCACCATTACTTTGTAATACTGTTCTGCCATGTGGCTCTCTAATTGAGGCCAATTACATAATAAAAACCTAATAGCCTCTGCTGCTGAATTGACATGTGCTTCTAATTCACTATGACCTACAAAGTCTTTTAAAGAACCGTATAACTTGACTTTACGAAGCATGATAGCGATACCTCTTACCAGTACATTTTAACAACCATTCAGAGTAAGGCTCCCTACAACTAAGCCTATGTGCTAAATGGT